TGTTCGATATTAAAAACAACAAGTGGTTAGAGATGCAGTTCATTGTAGAGTCTGAGTGGAATGGTTTGGTCAAGTTCAGGGCCATAAGTTCTCCGAACCTGACCTTTATTTGTGCGGCGAACCTAAACCCCACCAACTTCACCAATCATTTATTGGGAACGAGGATTGTGATGGCCTCTCCCGAAATGATAGCCCTACTGGTTCCATGATCGGACCCTGGCTTTTGCTCGATTGTCATTACTTGGCGTGGCGCTCCTATCACACCACCGGCGTCTTGTCCTACGGGGACATTCAGACCGGGGTCCTCTTCGGCTTCTTCAAGCAGTTGATTACTCTCAAGCTGCAATTCACGACCGACAAGGTGGCCTTCTGCTTTGAGGCAGGGGAGAGCAAGCGTAAGCTTCTGTTCCCAGGGTATAAGCATCACCGACACTCTAAGCCCATGACGGAAGAGGAGGCTATGCTCATCGGGGCGTTTCATCACCAAATCAGGTTGCTGCGGGAGGAGTATCTGCCCAGGATCGGGTTTGTCAACGTCTTCGCCGAGCGCGGTTATGAGTCAGATGATATCATTGCCTCGATCACTAAAACGCTGCCATGTGAGGAGGAGGCGGTCATCATCAGCAGTGATCGGGACTTTTTCCAACTCCTGCGCGGTAACGTGAGCATGTACGATCCCAAGCAGCGCAAAATGAATACGCTCCAATCTTTTCGGCAGGAGACAGGGCTGGTCCCACCACAATGGGCCAAGGTGCTAGCGATTGCCGGGTGCAAGACGGACGAGGTGCCCGGAATCCCTCGAATTGGGAAGAAAACCGCAATCAAGTACCTAACCGACCGGTTAAAGCCCAATTCCAGCGCGTTTTCGCTCATCAAGCAGGGTTGGGACGGGGTAGTGCTACGCAACAAGCCCCTAGTCCTACTTCCCTTTGCTAAGACGCCGAAATACGTCCTAGCGCCAGATCACATCTCTGAGCAGGGTTGGGGTGAGGTCTGTGCTGAGTTGGGGCTTAGAACCCTGCGAAATAGCATTCCGCTTCTCTCTCGTCTCCGAAGCCCTCATGAACCCATTCCCAAATATCGTCCTCAGCTCGTACCTAGGGCCTGATTCGGAACGTCGGGTCAAGCGATTGAAGTGGCATCTGAAGGCACGCGCCCAACTACATGAACTCTACCCCGATCTTCGGGTGCTGTCGATCTGCTCCGATTACAGTCCGGAGGAAGAGCAGGCGATGAAGGGATGGGATTGCATATTTCTGCCCGAGAGAACCTTGCGGTGGAAGAAGCAGAACCTGGTCTTGAAAGAGCTCTATGCGCGGCGCAGGAATGAAGCAGTCCTGCTGCTTGACGATGATATTGTCCCAGTTGATCGAGAAGGTGGGATGGAAGACTCAACCAAGTATCTCTATGAGCTGCTGGTCAATCCAGGGATCAGCCCAGCCCCTTGCCTTTACTTCATCTGCTATGAAGTGGTCGGGGGATACTATTTCCAAAAGCTGCAAGGGAAGGGTGACTACGTGGCTGCCCCGATGGGCGTTACCGGATGGGGCACCTGGGTGCGGAGTGACCTCGGCGTACTCTTTGAGGAGAAGGATGTGGTTAATCCTGAGGTTGGACCGGCTTTAGATGATACTCCTGTCCTGCGCGCCAAGTGCATGGAGATGGGCAAGCGGGTCCTACGCTGCAATCGGGTCCTGCTGTCCACGTACCAACACAAGGATGAGCAGTCCGCCTGGTTTAAGGATCGGGAGCATCGCAAGCTGATTATCCAGCGCACGCGCGAACATCTGCTGCGCCGCTTCCCATTGCTCTTCTATCGGGATGGGGAGGGGGAGATTAGCTCTGTCACCAAACGGTCTCTGCTTGGTCATCCAGGAGGGGAAGGACAGGTTGGGCAGATTGACACTGCGTTGATCGTGAATAGTCCAATCAGTTTTGATCAAATTGAGGCCCTGACTGGACTGAGTCGGGAGGCGATTAGCTATCACATTTGGCACATCAAAAACCATCACCCTAACTGGGTCCTCGAGCAGGTGGACAATACCTACCAGCTGGTTCCCCAAAAGCAGGTGCATGGACGGGCCAAGCTCTTTGCATGAAACATCCAAGTCACAAAGGATCAGGATTCGAACGATACATCTGCAAGCTGCTTTCCCAATGGTGGACTAAGGGCGAGCGGGATGATGTATTTTGGCGGGCCAGCACCAGTGGGGGTCGGGCTACGATCCGAGGCAGAAAAGGGAAGAAGACCTTCGGCGGGTATGGTGACGTAACGGCCATGGATCCGGCTGGAACCCCGCTTCTCGAGGTCTTCACCATTGAAGCGAAGCGTGGTTACTTTCATGCCCACATCGCCGAGCTATTTGATCACAAGCCACGTCGCAAGCCGGGGCCTTTTGCCTGTTTTGTACAACAGGCAATCAATGCGCACAAAGCCGCCGGATCCAAGGGTTGGATGCTCATTCACCAACGGGACAAGTGCGAGGCGATGGTCTATTTCCCATACTCACTTTGGAAGGAGCTTGGTGGGGTGCCGACGTGTCCGCTCCTTCACCTGCGCTGCATGTTAGCAAATGAAATTGTTTCATTCGTTGGAATGCGCTTCGGGGATTTCTGCATGACGGTGACCCCTTCCCAGGTGAAAGAGTTGGTGTAAATCACGCTCTTGCAGTAGCTTCTGTGGATTGAAATAACTTGCTTTTGAGCGGGTGCTCTGTTAGCTTTCTAACATAGCAGTTCAACATCCACAACCATAAGGAGCACTATGAGAGAGATCAAATTCGTCCGTTCTTACGTCAAGGACGGCATTGAGGTTCAGGTCGCTGAGATCGACCCGGCCAATTCCGCCGAGCAGTATTGGTTGGTCCGATTCAACAGCAACCACTCGCCGGTCAGGACGAGCACTAGCCCGTTGACTAGCTGGTCGAGTGTTAAAAGGATCTTTGCCAAGCAGCAGGTGGCAGGCAAGGAACCGACGGTTGAAGAACACCATTGCGCGATGTTCCTTTAATCCCATGACCGCACCCATCCACACATCCATCTTGGAGAAGCTGCGCAAACTTCTCTCCAAGGCCAAGGGCACGAACAACGAGAACGAGGCGAAGGCATTCTTTGCCAAAGCCTCTGAGCTGATGACCAAGCATGGTATCGAGCAGCATGAGATTGATCAGCACGCCGGGGAGAAGGAGAAGGTCCCCGAGTTCGAACAAATCAACTTGGGCGTCAGGGCGACCAAAACTGAGCGTCCTCCCCACCCACAGGTCCGCCGGGTAATTCGACACTGCTTCAACGTGTTCATTATTCGGGTCAGGGGTTGGGACAATCTTCGGGGCATGGTTTATACCTACTACATGATCGGGACCAAGCAGGACTGCACCTTTGCGGCCTATGCCTTTGAGGTGCTGAGTGAAACGTTCCGTCGATGCTGGAATGAGTTCAGTCGGGTCAACTTCGGCGGGGAGCGTGCGCCAGCGACGGTTTGGAATGGATACCTCGAGGGCTTGGTCTCAGGCTTCAACGCTGCGTGGGACGAGGCGCAGGCCAGGGTCGTGAAGGAAGCGAAGGCGCAGAGCTACGCGCTCATGATCATTGACAAGAGCCAGGCGTTGGAGAAGTTCGTCGATTCCCGAAAGGATATCAAGTCCAGCACGCGGCATTGCCAAGGCATGTCCGCTGAGGCATTTCAACAGGGCTACTTCAAGGGCCGGATGATCAAGGTCAATCTGCCCTTGCACAGCTGATAATAGAAAGGATACATGAAACATAAACAGGATCCAGTGGTTTCGGATACAGCCGAGGTGAAGCGGATGAAAAATGTTACTCCGCGCAAGCCGCACCTAAAAAAGAAGGTACTTGCCCTGCCCGCCCCAAATGGATTTTGGGATGAGGAGGGCGACATGGCGAGCAGCATCACTGCCGGTTATGATGACTCCGTCCGAGCGGCAATTGAGCATCACGTCAAGGTCTTCAAACCTAGTCCTCCCTCGCCGGAAGGCTTCTTCACTTTGAGCTGCGGGGACCATCGACTTTTCATTATGGATGCTCTTGATGGTTCACGTTGGGATGACTTACTGTGCTATGACATGAAGCTGACCTGTTCGGTGCATCTCCGGCGCCAAAATTTGATGCCGAAGGAACGAGTCGATGCAGCGATCGAATTTCTCAAGTCCATTAACTCCACTTTCAAAGATAGCCTATGAAGACAATCGCTCGACACAAACTTCCGGCCCATTTGTGGGATGCCTATGATGTCCTTCAGACAATGCTGGATGATCATTATCGGGTACGAATGCAACAGGGGCGAGAGAATCTTGATCCTCGGACAGACGTGATCACTGGGATTATGTTTGCTTCACTGTCAATGATGAAGCAGCTTGGTCTCAACCTTGAGGAGGTACTGCTTGTGGCAAACGCAGTATCTATTGACCGAGGATGGAAACAGGATTGGGACACAGTGGTAGGAAAACGTCCGCCAGGGGACCTAGGAGATAATTAACGTGATTCACCTTCCCCATTTTGATCTTCGGTGTAGAGTGCTGCTGGCGCTTGCGGTTGCGAACTGCTACCAGCTGTGGATGCTCCTGGTGTACCTCAAGCCTTGGTGCCTCTACACCGAACGTCTTTCCGGTCGGATCACCTGCGTGGCCGTAGTCTCGGGCACCATTCATCCTCCGGCTCTCGTGTTCCACAAGATCTTCTTTGGTCAACCAGTCCAATATCTTTATGAACAGTTCAAAGAAACTTCCGTTCGTCGTTGAAATAGCCCGCCCGGTTGTGCGCGGCAACTGCCAAGTTGCGCAGGAGGCGCAGGAGCGATGGGATTGCGAGCAGAAACTGCAAGCAATGGCCGAGAAGACTTGGCGAGACAAGAGCTTTTGGGATTCACTCCACTTACCCATGCCGAAAGGACCATGCCCAAACATGGCCGAACTTGAAAGGAAACTGAAATATGAAGAAGATCACCCTGCTGTTGATGCTGTTCGCTCTCACCTCGGCCTACTGCGTCGAATCAAAGCGCGTGGATCCGCTGCTGTACGCCGACCCTATCCCAACCAGCATCACTTACCCAATGCTGAATGAGATGGGGGTAAAACCGGAGCAGCGGCACCTCTTCAAGGTGTGTCGCCGCGTACCTCTGGAAATGGGAGGGACGAATGCTCGGGACAATCTCATTGTCTTGTCGGTGCGAGATGCATTTACCAAATCCCTGACTGACCATGTGATCATGGGACGCGTCCAAAAGAACATGATGACTTTTGCTGAAGCGGTCAAGGTCCTAAAGGAATGGAAACCATGACCCGCTTGCATTACATCATCGATAAGGATCATCGCTTCCACGTTGTCGACTTGTTCGCCTGGGCTGAGTGGATGGAGCGGGAGGATCATGCTGCCTTGGTCCGGGTAGCGGAGACCACCTGTGGCCCTTACTGGATCTCGACGATCTTCCTCGGGTTGGACCACAGCTTCGGCGAGGGTCCGCCCGTCCTTTGGGAGACGATGGTCTTTGATCAGAGCAAGCCACAAGAGCATGTCCTACCTCTCGATGGGGAGATGAATCGGTGCGCTGGGGGATGGGAACAAGCTGAGGCCATGCACGCTGAAATGGTCGCACGGGTTGAAGCAGTCCTTGCCCTCGAGCAGCCAAGTACCAATCATTCCTAACCCTTTCCCATGAGCAAGAAACGCAAACTCACCCCACAGGAAAAGCAGTTCGTGAAGGAGGCAGAAGATGCCCACTTCACTGTTCAATACGATGACAAGACTGGGGCCCCGTACGCGACCGGGGCCGATCACAACTCCTCTTGCTTCTCGATGTACGTGGTCGAGGTGCAGGAAGGTTCCGAAGAAGAGGGCTGCGCGACTTACCACCTCGGTTAACTCCTCCTCCCATGCCACCCAACGAAGTCACCAACGTCGATCTCCGATGCACCCGCCGGGACATCGTTCAGGTTGAGCTCATGCACACGCCCAATGATGACGATGTGCTCTACGTCAACGTCAACGGCCAGTGCCGCTGCCGGGTTATTGCCCCGCGCTTTCGCGAGCTAGGGGCAGGAGCGGTCATTACGGTCACTGACACCCGCCGGAAGAAAGGATAGTCCCATGACCTTTACTCAATCTGACCTTTATGCCCTTGAGCTGGCCTGCATCCACGCTCGGGAAGCAACCTTGCACGCTCGGAACGCTGCTCTGTGGGAACGGGCCAAATCTCATGTCGACGGTGCCCCCGATTTGATGGATGAGCACGCGGTGAACACAGGTGAGCTGCGTGGCCTTCGGGACCATATCAAGTTTCTGGAGGACCAAATCAAGAAGGGCCAACCTTGACCAAAGGGATGGTCAGGCTCCTGCAAGCGCTCGCGACCGCCGAAGAGGAAGAGCGGTGGGATGATGCTGAAGTGACCTGCGAGGGGAGGGAGTGCTGGGTTGGACTGCGCCAGACAAACTGGCGCACGGTGAACGCCCTGCTTCGGCTTGTGGCCTTACGTGATGTCTCCGATACCGATTGCGTGCGCTATGCGATCAATGATGTAGGTCAGCTCTTACTTGAGCAATCCGGCGCAGAGGATGAAATTCGCCGGGCCCTGTATTCAGGTCACAACTTCACTATCGAAAATGGCCACGTACGCCGACTGAAAAATCCGGTCCGAACAGCCCAAATCCTAAAGCGCAGAAACCAAAGGCGCTTGACTTCCCCAATCTAAGGGACTAGAGACCCACCCTAGCTACGCAGTGAAAAAGACCCCTTCAAAAGAGACAGATAGGAAGAATAGGCCGCTCTGGCGCTCTACCATTCCAGTCGATGCGTACATTATGGCCCGGGCTGGAATGGAGAATCAGGAAATCTCCGCTGCCCTGCGTGTCAACAACACTACCTTCTCGCTTTGGCAGCGTTTGCACCCGGAACTGGCTTATGCGCTTCAGACCGCCCGGAAGAAGCCGAAGGAAGGGGACGAGACCTTCGAGCAGTACGCCTACACCCAGCTGCCGCCCAAGCTGCAAGAGCTGTGGGACAAGATCGATTACTGGTTTGACCATGCCAATGGCTACGAGAAGATCCGGATGCTGCTCGATGGGCAGTCCTTGCGCGTGCGGCAGTCCCTCTGGCTCCACGCTATCATCAGCAGCAACTTTGATGTGTCGCACGCTTGCCACATGGTCGGGGTGAATCGGGCCGTCCTCAAGCAGTGGGAGGAGGATCCTGACTTCGTCGAGCTGCTGGAGGAGTTGAAGTTCCACAAGGGCAACTTCTATGAGAAGGCGCTGAACGACCTGGTGGTCTTTCGGCATCCGGGGGCAGTGGTCTTTGCCAACAAGACTTTTAACGCGGACCGGGGCTTTGGAGAGAAGCTGGAAGTGAAGGGCGAGATTCAGCACCTGCACGGGTTTGTGATCTCGGTGGATCAGCTCGACCTGACCCTCGAGGAGAAGCTGAAGCTGCTAGAGAAGGTGCAGGCGGCCAAGCTGCTCCAGGCCAAGCCGGTCACACCAGTGCCAGTTGGAGCATGATAATAAGGACACAAGGAGATAATCATGACGGCTTGCGCATGTATGAATTGGGCGAGGATCGATGGGCTGCTGACTAACCATCATCCCAACTGCCCGCATTACAACGACTCGCTCATTGATGTGTGGCGAGTGAGCTATGAAGGGTCCAGCTACGTGGTGGACCGTGAGCCTACCCCTGATCAATTGGGTGAGGGTGAGATAGTCACCAAAGAGAAGATGCATCGCGAGATCTTCGAGAACCTGCCCGAATTCATGGGCTTCTAACCATGCGTAATCCAATCCGATTGATGGTCGCAACGATGATGAGCTTT